TCACAATCGAAGCCGGAAAATATAAACCGGATGGCCGGCCAGCTCATCCACTGGTCTGCATCGTGGTCGCTCGGCAGAATGGCAAGACGACGCTCATGAAGACGCAAATTTTGGCCGGTCTCTTTATGTATAAAAAAAAGTTACAAATCGGCACAGCGCATCGACTGACGACATCGCTGGAGACATTTCGCGATCTCGTGAACATCATCGAAGAGAATGACTCATTGGCCAAGCAAGTCAAGCGCATCAGATGGGCGCATGGATCAGAAGAAATCGAGACTCTGGATGGCTGCCGGTACATGGTCAAAGCTGGAGCATCGGCGGCGCGTGGTATTTCAAAGCCGGAGCTCGTCCACATCGATGAGACTCGTGAGCTTAAAGACGAATCAACATGGGCATCGCTTCGATACACCATGATGGCCGCGGAAGCTCCACAGCTATGGACGTATTCGAATGCCGGAGATCAGCACTCCGTCATTCTCAATCAACTTCGCGAGCGCGGCATGGTCGCAGCTGCCGGCGGACAAGATGACATTCTGTACGCCGAATGGTCTTCTCACACAGATGACATCTCAAACATCGATGGCTGGCGTCAAAGCAATCCGTCACTCGGCCACACAATTCACATCGACAATCTCAAAGCTGTGCTCAATGATCCGCCGGACGTGGTACGCACTGAAGTGCTTTGCAGATGGGTCGCGACAATTTCAAGCGCAATTCCATCGCAAGAATGGAATGACTGCGCCGATGAGACAATCGATCTCGATCCGGAGAAGCAGACATGGATGGCCATCGACTGCGCACCGGATAGACGTGCAGCTGCACTCGTGGCCGCTCAGAAAATCGGTGAGGACAAATTCTTCGTCAAGCTTCTCCACACTTGGCAAAATCCGATCAATCTCGATGATCTAGCTGTGGCCAATGACATCGCGCCATATACGCGGATGTATCCGACGGAGTGCGTGGCCTATTCAAAAAGAACATCATCAGCCGTGGCCGCCAGACTTCAGCCAGCCGGAATCCGAATTGTGGCCATCGATGGAAGTGAGTATTCACAGAGCTGCGACGAGCTTCTCGGCAGTGTTACGTCAAAGAGATTCGTTCACAAAAATCAGGCAGAGTTATCCAAGCAGATTCTATCAGCTACGCGATTAAATTATGGAGACGGCGGATGGGTCATCGGTCGTCGAGCTTCGCAAGCTACAGTCTGCGCGGCTGTAGGAGCTGCACTGGTCACGCACTTTGCGACACGACCGGAGACAGATCTTGACATCATGGTGGGATAGGTGTACGCGCTGATCTAGAATTCACGCATGGGATTATTCGACAGATTCGCACCGGTAAAAACTAACGCGCCAGAAAACATGAGCGACGTCGAAGCTGCCAGCGTCGCTCCGTATTATCAGGAAACATCTTCAATCTTCTTCTCTGGAATTGCGCAAGCTACTCGCGCCGAAGCTATGAGCGTGCCAACAGTTGCGCGAGCTCTTTCGGTAATGCAGACAATCGCATCACTTCCAATGCAAACTCGTAACGTCGCAACCGGCGAAAAAGTTGCACAACCACGCGTCATCAATCAGCCAGATCCACGCATCGCCGGATCAGTATTCTGGAGCTGGATGATTTCAGATCTCTTCTTTCATCCTTACGCATTCGCTCGCGTCATGGAAAGATATGCAGACACCGGAAAAATTCGCGCGATGGAAAGAATTGCACCGGAGCGCGTAACTATTACGACCAACGGCATGGGATACGAAGTGAACTTCTATTCTATTGACGGAATGTACGTCGATCCGAATGATCTTGTCGTCTTTGCCGGAAATGATGAAGGATTGCTATCTCGCGCCGGTCGTACAATTCGCGCAGCTGCCGCACTTGAAAAGGCTGCGATGGATTTTGCCGTCGATCCAATTCCACAAATGATTCTCAAATCAAATGGCACATCTTTGCCAGCTGATCGCGTTGCAAAATTACTTTCAGCATTTGGAGCACGTCGCAAGAAGTCCGTCGTGTATTTGAATGCAGATGTATCAATGGAGACAATGGGCTTCGATCCAAAATCGATTCAACTCAATGAAGGCCGCAACTATGTCAGCTTAGAGCTTTCACGCGCTTGCGGCATTCCGGCCTATTTCACAGATTCACAGCAATCGAGCTTCACCTACTCCAACGCTCTTGACAAAAGGCGCGATCTCGTCGATTTCGCTTTCAGAAATTACATGAGCATAATCGAGCAGCGTCTTTCATTCCAAGATTTCACATCACTCGGCAACGAAGTGAAATTCGATCTCGATGACTTCTTGCGTGGCAATCCACACGAGCGCGCGCAAGTGTACGAAATACTCAACAGAATCGGCGCGATGAGCGTTGAAGAAATAAGAGAAGAAGAGGATATGCTGCTATGAAGCTAACTACACCAATGACAATCACGGCGGCAGATTCGGACACTCGAATCATTAGCGGTCGCATCGTTGCATTCGAAGAGCCAGCGAACGCATCCACTGGCAAAGTCGTATTTGCAAAAGGATCAATCAAGCCAGTTCCGGTCAAGCTCAATCTCGAACACGATCGCACTCGTCCAATCGGCAAGACTCTGGACATGACTCTTAATGAAAATTCAATCGATGCAAGCTTCAAGATTTCAAATACAACAGCCGGATCTGACGCTATCGCTGAAGCGATGGACGGATTGCGCGATGGATTTTCCATCGAATTGGCTGTGGATGATTACGTCATGGAAAAGGACGGCACAATGCGCGTTCTAGCTGGAGAGCTCACCGGCGTCGCACTCGTTACAGAGCCAGCCGTCCGATCAGCTCGCGTCTCTGACGTTGCAGCTACAGAAGGCGAAGAAGAAGCCACAGAAGATTCTGACTCCACCGTGGAGACAGATGCAACACCAACAGAAGGAGAAGACGAAGTGGAAAACACCGTCACAGACGCTTCAGCCGTGGAGACGGTCGAAGCCGCTCAGTCAGTAACAGCAAACTCAAAGCCAGTCGGCGGCTTTACATCAAAGCCACGCATCGAGCTAACAGCTGCGAAGTATCTTGAAAACAAAGTGCAAGCTGCACTCGGTTCAGAAGATGCACGTCAATACATCATGGCCGCAGATAACACCACTGACAATGCTGGTCTCGTGCCAACACGTCAGCTTGCAGAAGTTATAAACGGACTTTCAACATCGATTCGTCCGAGCATTCAAGCGATTTCGACAGGAAGCTTGCCTGACGCTGGCATGACTTTCGAAATTCCAAAAATCACAGTCGCTCCGACAGTTGCAGTCGCAGCTGAAGACGCAATCTTCTCAGACACAGATCAGAACTCAGCTTTCTTGTCAGTGGACGTTAAGAAATTTGCTGGGCAACAAAAATTCTCAGTCGAGCTTCTGACCAGAACTTCGCCATTATTTTATGATGAGCTTCTCAGAAACATGATGGCTGCTATGGCTAAGGCGCAAGACACTTATGTGAACAGCATTCTTGTCGCTGGCGCAACAGCTGACGCAACAACCATCACAACATATCCAACAGCTGCAGAGCTTCTCGGATTTATCGGACGCGGTGCTGCAAGTGTTTATGCTGCAACAGCTGGTCTTGCAAATCCATTTGCTCGCAATATCTTGGTGAATACTTCACAATGGTCAAATCTGATGTCATTAAACGACAGCGGACGTCCAATCTACAACGAAGTAACAAATCCAATGAACCAAGCTGGTCTCGCAACGCCTACCAGCTTGCGCGGTCGTGTGGCAGGTCTCGATCTATACGTGACAGCGAATACAGCTGCTACAACAGACACAGATGACTCAATCTTGGTCATCAATCCAGATGCTTACACATGGTACGAGGGCACAAATTATCAGCTACGCGCTGAATCAACTGCCGACGGATCAATCACAGTGGGCGTCTATTCGTTCGGAGCTTGCGCGACAAAGATTGCAGCTGGCGCGTTCGGTATCAATAAGGGCTAATTGCCACAATCAATCATCGACCGTCGTCGCTCCCGAAGGCGGTCGAGCAGTAGAAAGGGAAGAGCTCATGCCAACAATCATTACAGCTGCACAGCTGCGATCCGTCCTAGGCGTGAGCTCTTCTCTCTACTCTGATGCTTATTTGGAGCAGATTATCGATTCAGCGGAGAATGTAATTCTGCCGCTATTGACTCAAAATCAAGTCGCAGTCGATGAATATAAACTCGACGCAAATGTCGCTTACTTCTACACATCACGTCCACACAATTTCGTCGCTGGTCAATCGGTCGTCGTGGCCGGACTTCCAGCACCATTCGCAGCGACTCACACAGTCGTCGCGGTGTCCGATTATTATTTCACGGCAGCCGTGACAAATGCAGACGTCACACGTCGTCCAATCATTCCAAGCGGCACAGCTACTCTCTCAGGATATTCCGCGGCTCAACTTTATGCCGCGACTCCAGCAATCGAGAGTGCGATGTACGCCGTATCTATTGAAATTTTCCAAAGCCGCACAGCTGCCGGCGGCCAGATTGAAGGCGTGGACTTTGCCGGCACTCCGTATCGCATGGGGCGCAGCTTGCTCAATCGCGTCTCAGCTCTGCTCCAGCCATATCTCGACGTCGAAACAATCGTCCAATGACAGCGAGCTCAATCGCAGTCGATGTCCGTGGAGCACTGAAGACTCAGCTCGCATCGATCACAGCCAACGTCTATGACGTCATTCCAGAATCTCCAATCGTGCCATTCGCGGCAGTCTTGCCCATGAATCCATATTTGGAAATCGAAGTCTTTACGAAAAACACCGTCCGCACGAAAGTCAATCTCATGATTGTCGTGGGAGTCGCTTCGTACTCGAATGCAGCTTCACTCGACAACATCGAGCAGCTCATCATCAGCATTCTGGCCGCTTTGCCGGCTGGATACGAAATCGGCAACATCTCGAATCCGACTCCGCAGCTTCTCGCTTCGGGATCTGAAGTCTTGGCAGCCGAAATCGAAGTCACTACTCGGTACACACAAACCAACTAAGGAGCAAAAATGCCAACGACCGTCATCACCGGACGCGATCTAGTTTTGACGATCGCGACCACAAATTACGACGCGCAAGCCACATCAGCTGTTCTCAGCAATTCACCAACCATCGACGCGTATCAGACACTCGATGGAAAAGTTTTCCGTCACATCGATGACACATGGACATTCGATGTCGAAATGCTTGCAGACTGGGGCGCATCAGGATCACTCTGCGAAGCTCTCTGGACAGCTACAGAGACAGCACCGAACACAACACTTGCGGCTTCTCTTACAGCTGCGACCGGTGCGGTCTTCGCGTTCAACGTTCTTCCGGTATATCCATCCGCCGGCGGTGCAGCACCAAGCGCACAGACAGTCTCGCTATCATTCACAGTAGTGGGAACACCTACAGAAACATTCTCATAAAAAGGAGTCGGGAGCATGAAACTACCAATCACAATTCAATATCAAAACGGTGAAGAAGCTACATTTACAGCCGCTCCACCGGAATGGATGCGTTGGGAGCAGAAGACTGGCAACACCATTAGCCAAGCGCAAGAAAAGATCGGCGTCGCAGATCTTTTATTTCTGGCCTATCACGCCATGAAGCGCGAGGCAGCTGGCAAGCCGGTCAAACCGTTCGAAGCATGGGCAGAAGGAGTCTCAGACATTCAAGTCGGTGACTCCAGCCCAAAAGCTACAGCGTCGGAAGCATAAATCGATTGCTCTGGGAACTGGCCATCGCGACAGGTCAGTCTCGGAGCGAATTCGAAACAGCTGAAGACGTACACACAGCAATCGAGATTCTGGAGAAGAGAAATGGCGCAGCTGAGAGGTAAGGCCGGTCAAGGCAAATTCGCCATCGAAGTCGAGCCCTATGAGCTGAAACAACTTTTCTCTTTGCTTTCAGCTTTGCCAAAAGAAGCGCAAGATGAAATTCGAGATCGTGCGCAATTTCTTTCAAAACGTCTAGCTGGTCAGCTTCTTATGTTTTCGCAGAGTGCTCCAGCTCCACAGACTCGGCTCGTTGCACAGACAATTTCAACGCCACGCGATCGTCTCATTCGCGTCGATATTGGCGGATCAAAGAAGGTCGGCCGCAAGTACGGCGGCGAGACTTCAAAGAATGGCAAGACGAGAGTCCGTCAGCAACAAGCTCCAGCCGGTGCGCTTTTATGGGGCACAGAATTCGGCGGTCATGGCGGAGAAGATTCCATCGGCCGCAGATACACAAACCGATTCAGCACTCCACCAAAGAAGAGCGGATATTGGATCAATCCGGCTGTCGATTATTATGTGCCAGTAGTGGCGCGAGAATATAGCCAACTCATCCAAGAAGTTTCGAAGAGAGTAGGGCTTGCGTAATGGCCGGAATTCCAAAAGTAAAAATCACGTTCGACGCTGATCTCGATGAATTAAAAAAGGGAGTCAAGAGCGCGACGACTGAAGTCCAGAGCTTCAGCGATCGCGCGGCGGATTTTGGTAAGAAGGCAGCTGTCGCATTCGCAGTCGCAGGAGCAGCCGTCACAGCATTCGCCGTCTCAGCGGTCAAAGCTGCGGCTCAGGATGAAGCTGCACAGAAGAAGCTCACAGACACAATTAAAGCCACGACCGATGCAACAGCTCAACAAATTTCCAGCATTGATCAATATGTGACCAAGACTTCCATCGCGGCGGCCGTCACCGATGACGAAATTCGTCCGGCTTTGGCTCGATTGGCCAGAAGTACCGGAGATGTTCAGCAAGCACAGGATCTTCTATCACTTGCGCTTGACCTAAGTGCCGCAAGCGGAAAATCGCTCGAAACTACGACCAACGCACTTGCAAAGGCCAACGAGGGATCTAATACAGCTTTGAAGAAGCTTGGACTCGGACTTGACGAAAATTATCTGAAGACTGCATCAAATGATCAAATCATCAAAGATCTCACAGCTACATACGGCAATTTCTCAGAGAATCAAGCAAAGACAGCTGAAGCGCGATTTAGATCAATGTCAATCGCCATCGAAGAATCGAAAGAAGCTATCGGAGCGGCTCTTCTTCCGGTGGCTGAGAAGCTTGCGGCTTTCGTGCTGGAAACTCTCATTCCAGCACTGGACGGATTCATCGCTGGCTTGACTGGTAATGAAGGCTTGAAAGCAAGCTTGACAGAATCACAGAAAAATCTTTTTGCATGGGGCGAAAGAGTCCGCAATATCATCAAGACGATTGTGGATCTTAAAGAAGAATTGACGGTCATCGGCACAGTCATCGCCGGCATATTCGTGGCATCAAAAATCGCAGGATTCATCACAGTCATTCAAGGATTGGTCTCGGCTTTCGTCGCTTGGCGTACAGCTGCGGCTGGAGCGGCAGTGGCGACAGCTGCGGCAACTGGCGGAGTTTCACTTGGTGCGGCGGCGGCTGGTATCGCTGGCGCAATAGGTCTATTCGCTGCCGCTGGCATCTTCTTGAATAAGTCTGGCGATTCCGGCGGATCTACTGAAACCGGAGCTCTTGGAAATTATCAGATGAGCACTGGCACAATTCTCGGATCGACTGGCGGCGGCGGCGGAGCTGGTGGTGGTGGTGGATTCGGTGGCGGCGGTGGCGGCGGCGGAGCTGGTGGTGGATCAATCATGACGCCATCCGGTGCAACTAGCGCAAAGAATTTGGTCGAGCGTCTGACAAGTATCAATGAGAAATTCTCTGATCTTCAATTCTTGGTCGATACCGGTGGCATCAGTAAGAGCGCAGGGCTTAAACAGCTTGACGCACTTACAAAGGAATTCAGAGTCTTGGAAAAGCAAGCCAACGCTCTCACAGCTACTCCACCAAGCGGCAGCAATATCAGCTCCGGACGTTTAGCAGACGCACAGACAATCAATATCAACATGGGCATCGTCGGAGATCCAGAAGGCGCAGCACGAGCCGTCGAGCAGGTATTCCAAGACTCTTCAGCTCGCGGCGGCATAGTCTCAACCGTCGGAGCGTTCAGCCGCCTATGAGCAACTGGTCTCCGGTCTGGTCGGTCACAATCGGCGGCATCGATTACACAGACATAACTCTCTCAAATCTGTCAATCACGTCCGGTCGTACTGACTTCTACGTCCAGCCAGCTGCCGGATATTGCTCCGTCGAGATTATTAACCTAGACGAGAATGTGACTATTGCAGCCGATTTGAATAATCAGATTGCTATTCAAGTGCAAGATTCGACAGGCACATTCGTGCCAATCTTCGGCGGTTATGTCACAGACATCTCTCAGACAATTCGCAGCGCAGGATCAGTCTTGGTCACACAATCCATCAAGATCATCGCCATGGGAGCACTGGCCAAGCTTGCCAAGATTCTCGTCGATGGAGTCTTGCCGAAAGAGCTCGACGGAGAGCAAATCTATGACATCTTAGAGCCGCTGCTCTTTAACACATGGGAAGAAGTGCCGCCAGCTTTGACATGGGCGACTTACAATCCGACGACGACATGGGAGAACGCTGAGAATTCTGGACTTGGCGAAATTGACACCGGCGATTATGAGATTGCAGCTCGATCATCATCACGCGCCACAGCACTCAGCATCGTCACTGGGATTGCGGTCTCTGGACTTGGATATTTATATGAAGATGGCCAAGGGCGAATTTGCTACGCCGATGCAACGCATCGCAGCGAATATCTTGCAGCTAATGGATACAGCGAGCTTTCAGCTAATCACGCGCTCGCCAATGGAATTTCGGTGGCACGTCGTACTGGCGATCTTCGCAACTCGGTGACGGTCAAATATGGATCAACATCTTCAGCTGAAGAATCTGCCAGTGATGCGACATCGATTGCAACCTATGGTCAGCAGGGCTATATCGTCACGACGACTTTGCACAATTCAGCTGATGCTCTGAGTCAAGCCGAATTCTATTTGGAGCTTCGAGCTTATCCATCGGACATTTTCAAGACTCTCAGCTTCGAGCTGACAAATTCTGAAATCGACGACACAGATCGCGATGACCTGCTTGGAATCTTCATGGGCTTACCGGTGGACGTAACTGACCTACCGGCCAACATGATCGGCGGCACATTCCAAGGATTCGTCGAAGGCTGGACATTTTCGTCTTCATATAATCGACTCAGCTTGACAATAAATCTGTCGCCGGTGGCTTACAGCTTGCAAGCTATGAAGTGGAGCGATGTGCCAGCTCCAGAGACATGGAACACAATATCCGCGACTTTAGACTGGGAAAATGCGACACTAGTGTCCTAAACAAAAGGAGAAAAAATGGCAACGACGACGAATTATGGCTGGACTACTCCAGACAATACGGCTCTCGTCAAAGATGGCGCGTCTGCAATTCGTACACTGGGATCATCGGTGGACACGACAGTCTTCGCCAACGCGAACGCTGCAATAAATAAATCGCTAGTAACTACAAAAGGCGACATAATTGTCGCAACCGGTAGCGGCGCAGTCGTTCGCCAAGGCGTAGGAACAGACGGACAAGTGCTCACAGCCGATTCAACTCAGGCCGATGGTGTTGCTTGGACAACAGTATCAGCCGGCGGCATGACTTTGCTTAGCACTACTTCTTTAACTGGAAATAGTGTAACTGTTTCAGGAATTAGTACCAGTTATAAATACTTGAAGCTTATTGTTCTGGATGCTTATGCAAATGGACAAGATGACATTCTTTTAAGATTAAACGGAGATACCAGCGCAAATTATATGAGCGGATACACTTATGGCTCTGGAAGTGTGAACACTTATGTCGCTCAAACTTCCGCGATAATTAGCCGAATTTACAACACTTCATCTTTATCATTTAATACTTGTTTTGAGTTAGACCTTCCACGATATAACGCAACTTCTGGAAATCAATTAATTAATTTTAGTGGCTGGCTTGGACAAGTTAGAAATGGTTATGCTGGTGGCGGTTTCTATTCAAATAAAACTGCTGCAATCACATCGGTCACTATTTATTTAACTGGTGGCTCAACTTTTTCTGCTGGAACACTTTACACTTACGGAGTTTCATAATGACTAAAACAACACGCCCAACAGTCCGAATCCATAACATCGAAACCGATGAAGTCATCGATCGCGAAATGAACAACGCGGAATTTGCTCAATGGGAAATCGATCAAGCCGAAGCGTCTGCAACGGCAGTAGCCGCAGCTCAAAAGGCCGCGGATCGTGCAGCACTTCTCGAACAGCTAGGCATCACCGAAGAGCAAGCGAAATTGCTACTCGGATGACGTATCCAACTGGCACAGCTGCTCGACTTGTCGAAGTGGCCTTGGCAGAAGTCGGCACGATTGAAGAGGGCGACAATCTGACAAAATACGGCAAATTTATGAAAGCCGATGGCTTGCCATGGTGCGGATCATTTGTGAACTGGTGCGCTGATCAAGCCGGAGTCAAAATTCCATCCATGGTCTCAACAGCTGCCGGAGCAAATAAGATGAAGGATCTTGGACGCTGGATTGCAGACAAGCCGCAAGTCGGCGATCTCTGTTTCATGGATTTTCCACATGACGGCATCGATAGAATTTCGCACATCGGCATCGTGGCCAAGGTCGAGACAGGATTCGTCGTCTGCGTTGAAGGCAACACGTCGGGCACTGGCGATCAGCGAAATGGCGGAATGGTCATGATCAAGCGTCGCGCTATTGGCAAAGAAGTCGTCGGATTTGCTCGCGCTCGACTCGTTGCATATTCGGGAGAATTTCCAGCTGTGGAGATTCACACAGAAGCTCCCAAGAAGGGCAAGAAGAAAAAATGAAACAAATCCAAGCACTTGCAGCATCGTGGCTACGTTCATTCCTAGCTGCATCACTGGCCGTCTATATGGCCGGAGTTACAGATCCGAAGACGATTGGCATGGCTGGTCTCGCGGCCGTACTGCCGGTCATTCTTCGCTTCTTAAATCCATCCGACGCGTCTTTCGGAATTACTAAGGGAAAGTGATCCGGAAAGCACTGACGGCAGCGATTGGAGTGGGGATTCTTCTGTCGCTGTCGTCGTGCACTTACCAAGGATGGACGCGATATGACTGCCAATTATACGAAAACTGGGATTCTCCGGAATGTAATCCGCCGCAGTGCAAAGCCAGCGGTATATGTACGGAAGACATCTTCGGGCATGATCCACGTGAAGCAATCTCGTCGTTACACAAATGAGCAGCTCAAAGCTCGGCTCATCGTATTCATCGGAGTCGTGCTAGCTGCGACATTCTGCTTCTCAGTCTTCGGAATGCTATACGCGCTTATCTTCGTCACTCAGCCGCTTGGAGATCAAGCTCCTAATGACAGAGCATTCATCGAGCTTCTTTCAACGCTGACAATCTTTTTGACTGGAGCTCTTGGATCAGTCTTGGCATCAAATGGACTCAAAGACAAGCCAAAATCACCGGAAGACACGCCGAAAGTCGAACGGGATTCTTGACCAATCCAGCTTCATCCGTCACGCTTCTTGCAGGGAGCTCGAACGCAGCTCTCTAGATTCGGGAGCAATACCATGACAACATTCGAATTCGTGCAGATGTGGATCGCCATCATCTTGGCCGTCGGTCTCTTCACCATGATCGGATATTCAATCGGACTCAAAGATGGCCAGCGCGAAGGCTACTTGCGCGGCCGTTCAGTATCACGCCATCTCTCAGCTAAGGAGAACAATCGATGAGCTTCTTGGACGGATACGAAGACATCGCCGCCAGAATCACGCGATTTCAAAAGACTTTCAGCACAGGCCGCATCGAGACATCGATCATCGACTTCAGTGCAAAGGATGGTTACATTCTCGTAGAAGCTCGCGTCTATCGACAAAGCGATGACACACTGCCAGCCGGTATCGATTACGCATTCGGCAACGTCTCCACATATAACGTCCAGATGAAAAAATGGTTTGTTGAAGATACGGTCAGCTCTGCGATTGGACGATGCTTAAATCTCGTGCTTGGAGCTTTGAATCTGCCGGAAGGCGTGACCAATGCACGTCCAACGCGTCAGAATATGGAGCAAGTCGAGCACAGCACTCCAATCGTCGAAGCTGATCCATGGGCAATCTCGCAGGATGTAGGTGTCCCGAATATCGGATCAGCCATCGAAGCAATCACTGAAAAGATTGGAGCTGAAGTCATGGCCGAAGCTCCACGCTGCCAACATGGGACACGAATTTGGCGTGAAGGTACGAGCCAGAAGACTGGCAAAGCATGGGCGAATTTCAGCTGCACAGAGAAGAGCAAAGCTTCTCAATGCGATCCGCTCTGGTACGTCATGACAAGCTCTGGCACATGGAAGCCACAGGTGTGATTATGGGCGAGATGCAAATCTTCAAAGCTGGAGAATGGGATTACTGCGACAGCTGCACGAAGGCGATTCCTAAGAGCGAAGGCGTGATGGAGCGAATTGACGGACAATCGATTCTCTTGTTCTGCTATCGGTGTGCGAAGTGAGATGGTTATGCTTTCACAAATGGATCAACATATCCGACAAGTCAGCACGCCAATGGCGCGAATGTATCAAATGCGGAGTCCAGCGATGAAGCACAAATCAACGCTCGAAATGCAACAGCTCTCACATCTTGCAGCAATCAAGATGCTATGCGAGACAGCTGACCAGACTATGGGATCAGAGCCGCGCTACCATCGCGGACTCAATTTTCACGAGAAGGTCACAGAGCTAGCGCAAGCCATCGAAGCCGAATGGATTGTGGCTAAGTATTACGGCAAAGAATTCAATCCGTTCGCGTCAAAATATAAACGCGTCGCAGATGTGGGCAACGGCATCGAAGTCAAGCACACAGAGTCCGGATTCCATCTGATCGTCTATCCGAATGACAGGAACACAGACATCGCAGTGTTGGTCACTGGCAAATCTCCAGAATTCCACATCACTGGCTGGATTCCGGTATCAATGGCCAAGCGACCACGGTTTAAGAAATCCACGCAAGATTCGTGGTGGATCAATATGCGCGATCTTCAACCGATTGAAACGCTGATAAGGAGCTCCTATGGAGAAGCTGCGATATGAATGCAGAGTCGAGAAGAAGGCGCAAGATCACGGAGTCTTGACTGAATTCAATCTCGGCGATGATCATGTCTGCGTCCAGTGTCTTGGATGTGGAGTCATCGGAATCATGAGCAGAGCGGACGCACAGTGATGGCCGACTACGATTTCAGATGTGAGATGTGTGATTCTCGAATAACAATCTCTCGACCAATAACAGATCAGCTCAGTCGCGATCCATATTGCGACAGCTGCATGATTCCAATGAAACGAATCTGGTCAGCTACTCCGGCCATATTCAAGGGCAAAGGATGGGGCGGATCAAAGTGAAAAGTTATGAACAGCCTGTGGATAACCTATGGAAGACACGCCGAAATCCCGTTCAAGTTATCCACATATTTGCAACCTATTTGACTAAGGCAGTACGCTGTCATCGCGTAAAGCGAGCCGCTGTAGCGGATAGCTCGCAAGCGCGAATGCAGCTAA